TGAGGAAAAGATTCCATTCGACTTGGACTTCTTCAACAAGATCACAAAGGGCGGTCTTTGTAATAAGTCTCTCAACATTGCTCTTGCAGGTACTGGCGTGGGCAAGTCTCTCTTTATGTGTCATCTTGCCTCTTCTTGTTTATTACAGAATAAGAATGTTCTGTATATTACGATGGAGATGGCTGAAGAAAAGATTGCAGAAAGGATAGACGCCAACCTTCTAAATGTAAACATTCAAGAGATTGCAGATCTCCCACGTCAGATGTTCGAGACAAAAGTCGCTAACATTTGTCAAAAAACACAGGGTTCACTTATAATTAAAGAATACCCTACAGCGAGTGCTCACAGTGGACATTTTAAAGCACTTCTTAATGAACTTGCACTTAAGAAATCATTTAGACCTGATATTATTTTCATTGATTACCTTAATATATGTGCTTCCTCGCGATATCGCGCTGGCAGCAATGTCAATTCATATACAACTATTAAGTCAATTGCAGAAGAACTTAGAGGACTGGCTTGTGAAGCAAACGTCCCTATCGTTTCTGCCACGCAGACCACTCGTTCTGGTTATGGTAGCTCTGACGTTGAGCTTACTGATACTAGTGAGTCCTTTGGTCTCCCTGCTACTGCTGATCTTATGTTTGCCCTTATTTCTACAGATGAGCTTGAGGAGTTGGGACAAATTATGGTGAAGCAATTGAAGAATCGTTACAACGATATCAACATGAACAAGAGGTTTGTTGTGGGGATTGACCGTTCCAAGATGAGATTGTTTGATTGTGAGCAGTCTGCACAGCACGACATACTTGACAGTGGGCAGGAAGAGGAGTATAATAATGAGGAGAAATCTAAGAAATTTGCATCGCTTAAATTCTAATATGACTGTAGACACACAACGATACCTTGAATTTGTAAATGGCGTTACCTCGGAACAAAGTAAAGATAACGAAGCTTTCGTATATCGTATCCAAGAACTTGAAGGTCAAGAGTTTCCTACCGAGCGATTGCTTACTGCTGCTGTAGGAATGTCTGCTGAGGCAGGTGAGTTTACCGAGATTGTAAAGAAGATTATCTTCCAAGGTAAACCTGTTAATGAAGAAAATCTATTTCACATGAAGCGTGAACTTGGAGACATCATGTGGTATGTTGCACAAGCATGTATGGGACTCAATGTATCTCTTGATGAAGTCATTGAAATGAATGTTGATAAACTCAAAGCACGATATCCTGGTGGAGAGTTTGATGTTCATCATTCTGAAAATCGAGTTGATGGGGATGTCTGATGGGTAAAAAGAAAAAGTCAAAGGACGAATGGTCCTATGATAAAACCCCAGAAACTGAAGAAGCAATTAAACGCTTACACGAAACAATTCGTATGCGTAAATTAAAAGATCAAGACGACAAACTAAACTACGATACAGGTGGAAAATGACCGACAAAACCGTTACTATTGAATTAGATATTCGTGTTGCTGCAGCAGTACGTGAGACACTTTTTCGTACTACAAAACAAGATAGTTACGAATTTCCATCAGAACGTACAGTAGATATTCGTAACGCAATTGTTGCTTTGGACGAACAGATTCAATCAGCACTGGATGTTTAAAAACAACTCTAGTGAATATACTCACGGTGGTCTTAAACGAGATCCCGTTAATATTCTTAGACTCATCAGTGACTTAGAAGGTTCTTATCAGTTGCTCAAGTTCATGGCATATGATGAGGACATGGAAGTTCTAGAAGAAATGAAGACTCGATATTACAAAACGTACTTTAAATTACTAAAACAACAAAAAAATGAAAATTCTAACACTTGAAGATTATCAAAAAGCAGGCGAAACATTTTGGCCTAAGTATTGGTATGTTGCTAAAGAACTTGGAGAGGATGCAAAATCAGAGGACATCCTTAAAGTTATGGAAGCAGTTGGTGGTATTGCAATGAAGTTTGCATTAGATGATAAAGAAGGACCTTTTGGTTTTAACAAAAAGAAAGAGGAAAGCAATGACTCATGAAGAAATGCTTGAAGAAGCAAAAATGCGTGAGAATCAGAATGAAGTAATTGTGCCCGAAGGTGCAGAACTTATTGACGAGTGTTTCTATGTTTGGGCAACACGATATGGTCTTTATTCTAGTATGACCGTAAAGGGTCGTCAAATGTTAACAGGTGCATTCAGAGACAATGTTGTCCTTATGACTCGTTGGCATCTCAAATGTGAGCAGGAAGGATGGCCAGAAGGTAGTGTTCGTGTTGTTGGCGATGGTATCGTTTCTGGAAAGTTATAAATACTTTTACGGAAATAGTTTTAGACATCAAGATGAATCGTCACGACTTGCAAAAACTTGCTGAAGCATATACTAACGTCCACGAAAAGAAGGACTCTTCTTATCTTGAGACTGATATGAAGAAGCGCCAAGAGAATAACGAGAAGGCGCGTAAAGATATGGCAAAAGTGAAGGGTCAGAAGAACCCTCACTTTGAAGAGACAAATATTAGAGGTAATGATTCCGCCAAGCAAAAGGCACGTCTTGAGAAGAAGCGTGGAATGAAACTTGATGATCATCCTCAGTTCAAGAAAGAGGAAGCAGAAGTAGAAGAAGTTGACTCTCTTACTGCTGCATATAATGCAGTCTATGAAGTAGAAGAAGCCGAGCAGAGAGTGAAGGCAAAGGCTGATAAAAAGATGAAGGTTTATGGTGGTCCTGCATACATCAAGAAACCTAAGAATGAAGAAGTTGAGCAAGTTGAAGAGGATGCGAAGTATGATCGCAACCGTAAGAGAGCAGCACAAAGAGCAGCAGACAGAAATGCCGCAAGAGCAGCAGGTAAAACTGGTGCAGTTCCTGGCGTAGGTTATGTAACTCCTAGAAAGGAGAAAGAAACCTATGTTGATTCAGCAGGCACAACTCGCCATAAGTCTGGTGCTAAGAACGAAGAGTATGAAGTTGAAGGATTCATTCCTATTGACAAAGAAAAGCAATCTAAGATCGATAGACAGATTGGTCGTGCTGCTGACAAAGAATCAATCGAACAGGGTAAGTCCAAGAAGTATGGACGTGACGAGAAGCAGATTGAAAAACAGTATCAACGTCAACAAGCTATGAGATTTAGCAAGAAGATGAAGAAAGAGGAACTGGAAGCAACCGGTAAGTTCACTGCTGAAGAGATTGAAGCAATCATCAATGTTGATATTGAAGAAGGTAAAGGTGGAGCAGCAGCAGGCGGTGCTGTAGGTAATATTGCCGGTAAACTTGTTGGTGGTGCTGTTGGCGGTAGTGTCGGTTCAAAAGTTGGTGGTGCTGTTGGTGCCGGAACTGGGGCAGCAATTGGTGCTAAGAAAGGCAGAAAAGGTTCTGCTGCAGTCGCTGGTGCTGGTGGTTCCTTAGTTGCCGGAACAGTCGGTGCTGCAACCGGTGGCGCTATTGCATCTTCTTATGAACCAGAAGGTAATCCCATTCACGAAGTATTTAAGGATGACATCCAACAGTTTGCCGTGAATGAAATCGCAGGTGCTCTTAGTAGTCTTGCTAGTCAAGGTGCTAAGGCAGTAAAGGGTCTGGGTGCAATGGGTGGTGAAACCGGAGCAAAGATTGCTCAAGGAACAATCGATACTGTTAAATCTGGTGTCAAGTTCGCTAAGAAGAATCCACTTGCTGCAACTGCTATCGGTGCTGGTACTGCTGGTGCAGGCGCATTGGCTGTCGATCAGATGAATAAAAAATAATTAGTGTGATATAATATCACTACTAAATACAGTATAACGGTATCGTAAGGAAACCTTTACAGAATTATGAAAAAGTTCAGTCAGTTCCTTTCCGAAGCAGGAGAAACGACTGTATCCTCTCAGGCCCGCAAAATGGGTCTGAAAGGAGACGGACACGGTGGGTGGTATGATCAGCAGGGTAATTTTAAAGCAAAGACTGTTGATGGTAAATTAAAGGTTTTTTCTGGACGTGAAGCAAAGGCAGAAGAAGAAAAGCAAAAGCAAAAGAAAGCAGGAGCAGATGCCGTAAGAAGCACTGCTAAGACTGCTGCTGCAACTCCAGCACAACAGCAGCAACCTGCACAGCAACAGCAACAACCAGCACAAGCAACTCAAGCAGCACCTGAAGAAGAAGGTGAAGCACTAGAATCTACTGGTGCTGTGATTGTATTCGGTCGTTTTAATCCTCCTACAATTGGACATGAGAAACTGTTGAAAGCAGCAGCAACTCAGGCAAAGAGAGAGGATGCAGATTTAGCAATATATCCTAGTAGAACTCAAGATAAGAAAAAGAATCCACTTGATCCTAAGACCAAGATTGGATTTATGAAATCGATGTTCCCGGATTATGAGGAGAATATCTTTGACGATAATAATGCAAAGACTATCTTTGATGTTCTGACTGCTAAGTATGCAGCCGGATATAAGAGTGTAACCATCATGGTTGGTCAAGACCGTCTTGCAGAATTCCAAGGTCTTGCTCAGAAGTATAATGGTTCTGACTTATATGCCTTTGATGAAATTAAAGTTGTCTCTGCTGGTGCCCGTGACCCAGATGCCGATGACGTATCAGGAATGTCTGCATCTAAACTGAGAGCACATGCTGCAGAGGATGATTTCAATGCATTCTCTAAGGGTGTTCCCAATAAGATGACGGTCATCCAGAAGAAAGAAATGTTCAATGCTGTTCGTAAGTCAATGAACATCAAAGAAGAACTGTGGCAGATTGCTCCTAAGTTTGACCCTGAGTCATTGCGTGAGTCATATGTAAAGGGAAAGATTTTTAGACTCGGTGATATTGTAGAAAACCTGAACACTGGTTTAGTTGGACGTGTTAATCGTCGTGGAACTAACTATATTATCTGTGTGACAGAAGACGGTATTATGTTCAAGTCTTGGTTGAGGGATATTAAAGAGTATAGCGAAGTGAGTATGAATAAAATGATGAGAGATAAGAAGCATCCAAACACTCTTGTAGGAACTGCTGG